TCTGCGGCCGATCGGGCAGGACGCCGCACTGAACGAATTCAGAGGTCGTCACGCCGGTTGCAGCCCAGGCGCTGGTGCCCAGAGTCCACGAGGTATTCATGGATGGCGCGGTACGCACGAGGGCGTACCCCAGGACCATGAAGTCGTCCGGGAGCGTGGGGAACTGCGGTGCGCTGATGAACGCGCCCGCCGTGGTGGTGATGCCCAGTTCGGTGTCGACCACCGAGCCCTGGCACATCTGGATGGCGCCGGCCGCCGTCTGGCCCATCACGAAGACCGTAGCCTTCTTGGTGGCCATCGCAACGAACGGCAGGCCAGTCACGCAGTCGGTCGTGGGGACCGCCGTGTTGGTCTGCGCGCCCAGCGTGGTGACGTACTTTCCATTGATCATCCCGGCCGTGGTCACGGTCGTGGTGTAGGAAAGGCCGGTGCCCTTGACAAGACCACTTTTGATGGTGCCCATCGTCAGGCCGTAAGTGTGGCGAGAATTTTGACCCATGATGAAATTCCTTCAGGTTGTTGGGTTGGTTTAGGTCAGAGCAGACACGGTGCACTCGCACACCGCCATCCAACCGTGGTTGGTCACGACGCCAGCGTCGTAGAAGGTGGTCGAGCAGTAGCCACGCTCACCGGTCGGGTCGGACTTGTCGACCTTGCCAACGGGGATGTGGTTGTACTTGAACGCCGACAGGCCGCGGAAGGCCGTGTGGCCCCATGCGTCCTTGGCCACGATGAACAACTGGTACACGTCGGCGTTGGTGCCGGTCGTGGACAGGTTGGTCGTGCCGGCGATGGCGGCGCCCGCGTCGATCACCTTGGGCATGTCAGGCGACAGGATGAAGCGCACCGAACCCACGCAGCCGATTTCCATCTCGTGCGCCACTTTCATGGAGCCGTAGTCGGAAACTGCCTTGTAGCCGGGGATGGCTTCGATGTCCTGCTGCAGATCGGTGCTGCCAAAGGCCAGGTAGGTCTTTTGCAGGGAAACCGTGCCGTAGTTGCCGCTCGAGGACACGGCAGCGCGCACGAACTTGCCGTGATTGGCCGCCAGGCTGCGCGTCACCCGGTTGATCAGGTTCAGCGTGACCGGCTCGTCCGTGGTCAGGCGGGTCGTGCCGCCGCTGTAGAAGCGGTTTGTTCCGCCCTGCAGTGCGCCGACATAGATCAGTTCGCGCACCAGGCCCATGCGCTCGCCCAACTGCTCTTCCATCCACATCGGGATGTCGTCCTCGCCCAGCGAGTCTTCCTTCTCGGTGTAGCCGTACAGCGCGCCGTACTTCTGCACCTGAACGGTGGTGTCCAGAACCACCAGGGATTCGGCGGTCGGCGTGCTGCCTTCCTGCATCAGGTGGGCTGCGGCGGTCGTGCTGAACGTGTTGGGCGCCGCAGCGGTCGCGCCGAAGGGCACCACCTGGCGGAACACGACCGTGTCGCCCATCTTCACCGGTTGGGTGTAGACCTCGCCGGAGATTTCCACCGTTGCAGTGTGGATCGCGTGCTTGAGAATTTGCCCCTTGATCCGGCCGATACGCTGGGCCGGGGATGTGTAGGTTGCCAATGGCATGATTCATTTCCTTCAAGTGAATTGAGCGTCGAAGGCCGCTTGCGCAGCCTCGTCCGAATTGGGGTTGGCCTGGATGGACCCGCCCGTACCTTTTGGCGTTGCCGCCGCTGCTTCGAGTTGCTGTCGTCTGGAGGATGGTTTGGGTGGTGGCACTGGCGCTGGCTTCGGCGCGTCCTTGTGGGCCTTCCATGCGCGCATCATCCGGGCGGCATCGCGCAGATCGTCGGACGCGGCCAAGTTCTGGATCTCAGCGGGTTGCGCTGCTTCCCATTGCTTGAACTCTTCCGAATGCCTGTCGGCCACCCAGTCGCCGCCCACGATCTGGTCAAGGGTTGAATTGATCATTTCCATGCGGGTTTTTTCGACCCGCTCAGACACGATCTTTTCCACCACCGCAGGGTCGACGGTCGCCGCCCCCTTGATGCGAGCGAAAGCCTTTTTCTGACTTTCGATCAACGTCTTGGCAAGCTCCGGGAACTCTGCCGACAGTGCGGCGAAGTCCTCTTCGTTCACCTCGACCGCCTGCCCTGGCGTCTGGAGTTGCTGCAATACCCGCTCGATGCCACCGATCTTCCCGAATGCCTTGTCCACCTGGTTGGCCTTGGCCATCAGGTCTGCGTACTCGGCTTTGGTGATCTGTGCGTACTCGACAACCGGGGCCGGTTCGGGCTTCGCTTCCGGCTTGACTTCTTCGGTTGGCTTGGGTTCCGGCGTTTCCGTGGGAATCCCTCCACCTACCTCGGCGTCAAATGCGGCCTGGGCGGCTGCATCGTCTTCGGATGTGTCAACAATCTCTTGCGCTTCTCCTGCCATTTTTTCCATCTCCAAAATGCAAAAACCTCCACGAGGGAGGTCACTCATGCAGCCGGCACTTGCGTGTGGGCCGCTACTATTTGCCGTGCCTGATTACTCAGGGGCGGCGGGAACTTCTTCGTTGATCAGCACTTCCTGGGCCTTGATCAGGGCCAGGTTTGCGCGGATCTCTGCAATTCGCCCGCGGAGCTTCGCGGTGTCGGTTTCTGACCTGTCGCCCTCCAACTGGTAGCGCAGTTCTTCGATTCGCTTATTCCAGTGCGCCGTGAGCTTGGCCCACAGTTGCGAGGTGCGGTCGTTGTGGTCGAGTTTCATGCCTGGAATGCCTGTCCATCAGGGGCCTGGCCCACCGGCTCCATGCCTGTGTCCTTCACCTGGGATGCTCTGTTGGACATCACGGCCAGTTCGCGCTGGGTCTTGAGTTCGGCCGCGGCGATCGCCAGTTCGGTCTTGAGTTTGTCGAGCTCGCGCTTCATGGCGTTGTTTTCCTTGAACACCTCGAGTTCGCGCTTGAGTTCCAACTCCCGGGCCTTGCCCTCCTCGGCCACCGTGGCGCGCTGGGTGAGCGCATTCTCATAGGCGGTATCACGGTCGACGTCCAGTTCCGACTTGCGCACCGTGACCTGATCCCGTCCGGCGGCGATCTTCTCGGCCGACTCGGCGCGGATCTTTGCGGCCTCAATGGCAGGCGCGACTGGCGGCGGCTGTTTGGCCATCTGCGCCATTTCCTCTTCCGTGTACTCCACCTCGCGCGGGTCGATGCGCTTGGCTTTCAGGAACCGGGCGGCCAGCTTCTTCGGGTTCCAGCCGAATGCAGGGTCTTTGGACAGCGGCAGCATCTGCGCCAGAACCTGCTCCTGAATCGCCCGCTCCACCATCGCGATCGAGCCCTTGGCGTTGATCACCCAGTCGCCCTTCTCATCCTCTGGCACATCCTCATCCAGCAGGAGCCATTCGTACAGGTCATGCACCACCGGCTCGGTGATGTTGTCGTCCAGGCCGTAGGCGATCGAGCGCAGCAGGGTGTGCGCGTTGCTGTTGTCCATCTCGGCCTGGCCGAAAGTCTGCGGCGTGCCGTCTTGCTGTTTGCCTTGCACCACCAGGGGGATGTTGCTGGCCTCCTCGGCAAGCCTGAATCCGTATTCAATGACCGCCTGCAGTTGCGCCCCCATATTGGGGAAGTCGAACGACATGAACGCTTTGCGGATGTCATCCGTGCCCGTGGCGTCGTTGCGTGTCCACCAGACCTTGTTGGGCACGATGACCCACGAACCATCTGCAGGCTCGATCTGGCTGCGGTCAACCACGATCTGCCCGCCGGCCGTGATGCCGGCATTGTTCAGGAGCGCCCGGGTCGCGGCATTCACAGTGCGCTGGGGCATGGAGACCTGTTCGCCGACGCCCACGCCGGCCCAAGATCCATCGCGGCGCGACCATGAATGCGTGCGGTAGGGGAACCCCCCGGATTGCAGCGGGTTGACGATGGCCATGATCACAGCATCGTTCACCATGGTCACAATGGCATTCACGTCGGTCACGTCGTCTGGGAGATCGTCCAGGCCGGCCGCGCCCATCAGCGCCATGTCCTTGCGGCTGATCACCCCGGTGAAGTACCAGATCTTGTACTGCGCGGACTTCTTGTCACCCTTCTTGCGGTTCGGGTTGCCCGAATCTAGATTGCACTTGTCCGGACCCTCTTCGATCACTCGGTCGATCTGGCTTTCGATGTAGATCGGTGCACCGGTTGATGTGCGCTCGTCCTTCAGGCGCTTGAGTTTGGCAGTGGCGATGTCGTCGCACTCAAAAACGTAGTCGCCGTCGTGGATGTTTTCACCGCAGGATCCGTGCGGGTAGAAGTTCCAAGGGCTGATCGACCGCATTCCCGGGGCGATCTTGGTCTTCTTCCGGAGTTTCCCGCTCTCGCGCACCCAGCTGGTCTTGGTCTTGGCGTAGGGGCACTTCAGGATGCCGACGCCAATCCTGGCGGCATCGTGCTCGACCTTGCGCATTTCCAGGGGGTAGCGCGATTCGACCATCCAGTCGTAGATACGCTTCTCCGCTTTCTCGGCAGAGTCTTTCGCCTGGTCCATCGTGGCCTTGGCGAGATCCCCGACTGTGGCGGGAACCTTGCCGTCTGGCCCGGGTTGCTCGTCGCCCACCGGGTCGCGCATCACCTGGCCCTGCTCTCCCGTCACCGGATGGACCGTCAGTGGCGTCTTGTCGTCGGCCTTGGAGATCAGGTCCGGCACAGGGGTTGGCGCCAGGCTGAAAGCCTTGTCGTCGATGGGCAGCGTGATTTCGCTGATCTTGGCCGCCCCCATGTCCACGTAGCGGCTGGTCAGCCTGACAAACGCGGTCGACCGGGTGTTGTTGCGCGCCACCAACTGGGTGAGGTTGCCATTCATCGCCGCCGGTTTGAACCACTGAGCGCCGGCAAACTCGTGCCGGTTGGCATCGTCAATGCCCAGGTACGCTTCTTCGCAGGCCATCCAGACAGCTTCGATGCCGGACGCCTTGCGGGCCTCCACAGCTTCCGTGCGCTTGGCTGCAATGGCCAGACCAAGGGCCTCGAGCAGGGCGTTGTCCATCTCTTGCGAGCGTGGTTGCGCCTCCTGCGCGATCTCATCGGGCAGGTCTTTGTCAAATGCCATGGGTTGTTACCTCTTGCCGCGCCGCCTGGCGAGCACTATCCAGTCGGGTGCTATTCCGTCCGCGCTGGGCGCCTTGCCCGCAAAACTGCCGTACAGGTGGCCGGGCCCGCCATATCCCCACAGGGTCGTGATCCGCCCGGGGTTGTGCCCACCGCTGCCAGAACTTGGAGCCTTGCCTGCAAATGATCCGTAGGGCCGGCCTGGGTAGCCAGCCGGGTGGAATGTCGTTGTGCTCACAGAATCGTGAAGAGATCGCCGCTTGCCGGCGCGGTCGTCAGGGCCACCACTGTGAAGGTCAGGCTCGCATGGTCGTAGTCGCTGATCGTCGTAGCCTGCCCGGCAAGCGCCGCGGTCGTGTTGCCCTTGAAGATCAAAACTCTACCGTTGAACTGGTCATTAACCGCGCTGGCCGGGGAAACCGCAGACGCCAC